CCTTTCGCCACCGCAATAGACGCCAGATCGACCGAAAGTACCTTTGCACATGGGGGGTCATCCGCACGATGTAGCCTGCACTGTCAACGCACTTGTGTGAGTATTGACATCGACTGAGTAATCGCAATTACCGCTCACACGGTAGCTTATATTTGAAGTGATATTAACAACGCCCGAGACATCATTCGAATCGCGAAACGTGCCACTATCACTTGAAATACGCTCCTGCAAATCAGCGTCCCCAGCACTGCCAGCCCATGTAAACTCCAATACGTGATCGCCCGGCCCCAGTCTGATAAAGTCTGCGGCTTGACCAGTTCCAGTAGTAACGATTTTATTTACCTGTGCCATAGGTCATCTTTCCTTATGTAAGTGTCATGTCTTTACTTATAATCACTACTCCCTCAATGGGAGTTTGCTTGCTGGCTCCGCTTACCATTTGAATATCAAATGGATGAGGTCCGAAGTCATCATCAGTAGTGAGACCAGCGAACGCCGTGTCTGTTGCTGCGAATGATGCCGTTAATAATGTTGCACTTGCGACAGTTACACTGACTGACGATAAAGATGCTGCTGTCACACGATGCCGAACAGTGAGCGTCCCCGTCCAACCCGCGAAGTTCTTCGTAACGACAAACGATTTAACAGCATTGGCCGTTCCGTCGTATGAGTCGCCTCGCTTCATTCTTATCACGTTCTTATCTGGGTCCATGCCGAAGTTTTCAGCCAATGACCCCTCGTAATCTGTCACGCCGTCTGTGTACTCGACATCAACTCGCACATCTGTTTCAGCCGGAAACGTAGCACCAAACAGTTCTGCAAATGTAGTGACTGGCATAATGTGTTCACCCTTTACGTGGGTGCTCCCAAAGTGATGTTTGCCGACTCGCCGCCTTCGATTGTTACTCGGAATTGCCCAGCAGCAAGCTGCGATGTGTGTCTTGGAATTTTCTTTATCTCTGTATCCAGTCCAGATATCGCAGTATTCAACTCTATATTGGTTGGTGGATCATAGGCATTTAGTGCATCGGTCACTTCGCTTTCTACTTCAGCATCCCACGCAGCGTTCCACGGTATCGCCGAAAGACCAGAGCCGTTCGACGTAATTGAATCCGTAACCGTGGCAATATCATCTATCGTCGACTGAACCGTCGTTAGAGACCCTGGTATTGTCGTCCCAGTATCCTCAAGTATCGAATCAACAATTCCATCCACCGTAGCCAATGCAGCCGCAGTAGCTACAGCCACCAGCGGATCGGTCGCCACGACATGATAAATCACATCTTGCGGATCGCAGCCGGTTGCTTCAGCGTGCAGTATCAGCGGTCCCAACGTGCCGTTATCCGTGGCGTTGCCTGCGACTTTGTACCAACCGTTTGCGATCTCGCTTACAGCCCCAGCAGGCGAAGCAAAACTACCACCGTTTTTGCTTATCGTGACAGTCGGCGACTTGCCAGTCTCTGGCGTTACGTGGTCTGTGCTGTCCACTAAAAGAAACAGCAGCGGTTGATCCGTTGAGCCTTGTTTGATTTCGTAACACATGATTATGCCGTTTCAAAAACGTGAAAAACTGGAGCTGGCTCGTCGCTATTGCGTGTTTTATCCGCACTGTTTTCGAGACAAATCAGCTTTGTGCCGACCATTACAAAACCGGAATTTACTTTCGCGAGATACCGCTTTCGCTCAGATTCGTCTGTCTCATAACGCCAAAGTTTGGCGGTGAATTGCGTGACCTCTTCTACCGTGAAGTCGTACGCATCGCGAGTCCCGTTATACGATTCGATCAACTGTGAAATTGGAGTACGGTAAACGTACGCATTATGTGGTGGTGAGTGTGTACCAGTAGACGCACCGAGCGTATCTGGCACATAGTTTGGGGTCTGTACATTAGGGTCGCCATTATTCGCGATGTAATATTGGACTGTTAGCCGGTCAAGATGCAGAACCGGCGATGTCTGGCCGGTGCAGTGGAATCGGATATATACCTTGCTATTCTCTCCACCTGACGTTCCTGCGTGCCGTGCAGCTAATGTAATCGTATTAGTGCTGTCTGTTGCCGAGTCCGTTCCGTTGATCGTGCCAATTGATTCCCACGTTGCACCTACATGATTCCACGCACTGACTGTAATTGTGTTTCCACTGCCAGCTAAGTATCCAATCGCACGCACAGACAGCGGCAATTTATAGCCATCAGTGCCCAAAGAAAACTGATAGTTAATGTCAATCGCATTGCCCGAATGGGTCATGACATGATAATTGCCGTCGTCATGACGGAGCAAACCAGCATCGCCGGTCTGCGTTCCGACTTTCGTCGTCGCGGACGTTACGCCGCTAATTCCGCCAGCATAATTACTGGTCACAACCTCCGCGTCATTGCCTGTTCCATCACCACTTCCATACCAGCCAGGAGGCGTACCTCCATAGTGAGGCCAGTAAAGGTAGTCTCCGATAATGATCCCGCTTCCATTTGCTTGGATGTCCCAGCGCGGCACTCCCGGCATTGGGTTTTCATTAAACATCAGTTCGTTAGTGTGGTGCATCCCGTCGCGAAATCCGAGATAATCCGTACCATCTCGCCAAGCAAAATCGAACTGCGGGCCAGGAAGATTCCAGTTGGCTGTCGTTAGATAATCCCCGTAAGAGGATAACACTGTGCCGGATAAATTAGTGAGCCGTCCATTGGGTGTGGGCCAGCCAGTTGGTGGATCAACGTCAGCCCTCGCTATTCGGTAATTCCCGATCCGCGTTCCCGTTGATGTATCAAACTCGGCCAACGCTGGATAGTAGTGTGCTGATGTGTGGTAGTGGATGCCTACATTGACCCATAGTCGATCAGAGCTGTCCAGCATTATTCCGCCGATTCGGATGCCCTGCGGTGAATAGCTCGGATCGGATGGTGTTACTGTTGCTGCATAATCAGCAGCCACATCAACCTGATTAGCTGGGGCACCAGTAAGCGGAGTTGATGATTGAGCATTAACCGCATCAGGGTCGAGGCTGTCTAATGAAGGTAGTGTAACCTCGACGTACTTGGCGTGACCGTTTACATCGCTACTTGGGCGGCTGATCGTAAGAAAAATCTTCGTCGGGTCTGGATGTCGGCAGAGGCAGCAATCGCCGTTAAAATTCCCGTCACTCGACCCCAACCGAAACGCCCCCAAATACGTCAGTTCACTCGGCGCAGGCGGATCGCCACCACCACTATTAAGCAGTGCTCTGCGACTTCGGGCTCGTTGGGAAAGGAATTGCATGATTAAACTTCTTCCTGCACCGGCCAATGTTCCGCTGGCTTGTGAGACAGTTGCAACTTACGAATCATTGGCAGCACGTTTTTCAGTCTGCCTTCATCCTCCGCATCAGTGAATAAGTCCGACGAGACAAACTTCTTGCCGTCGATATCGATGCGAGGTTCGCATATCGTATGTGGTGGCAGATTTGCGTTGATTTCTTCCAGTATTGCATCATCAACTTCCATCCACCAATTCTTGATAAACTCTCGCTGATCGTCACTAAATCCACCAACTGGACGCAGCAGTGACTTCACCAGTGCTTTACTCGACGGGTCTATCTGCTCCCAGGATTTGGGTGAACCTCGCAACGAATCACCAACAGCCACCAGTGCAGAGCGTTGTTCTGGGTTAATGCGTTCTTTTGCCATTAGTAAACATTAGCTCCGATGGATGTCATAAATGCGTTGACGCGGAGGGATAAATTGGCAGCTTGGGTGTCGGTGAGGCCGGTGCCGATGTGAGCGGCGGCGATTCTGGCGGAAGATGAAGCTGTGCTGGTGTTTCCAAAGATATACCAGTTGTTGCCCGTAGATAGTCGTGTAGTCGTGGACGTATCTACACCGACAGAAACTCCATTTATATAAGCCTCAGTGTCATTAACTCCTCGGCGACTACCGATTCTATAGTTAGACGCATTTGATCCAGTGTTTATTCTGGCATCATTTACCGGCAGATCGAATGCAGCAGCACTGGACAAAGATTCGACTAACTGAAAGGCTAATGGGCTGTTTAATGAGCCGATTAATGATTGAGCACTTCCTACAACCTGTGTCAAGTAAGTGCTAAATGCCCGATTATCGCCGGTACCATCTATTGCAGAGTCGTTGAAATTTGTGTTGAGGTATTTAGTAGTGCCATTTCCTTTCAACCCAGCCCCACTGCCAACCGCTACATAATCACCAGTTACAAACGGACCAACATTGGTCAACGTAGCCACTGAGCTATATTTCAATTTCGCCATCAGTCCGCCGAACGAGACACCAGACAGCATGTATAGTTCTGTGAGGCTATTCCAAACGCTATCTGCTTTAAGTCCGAGGATAAGTCGGTTGAATGCGGCTTTGATGTAGGGTTCGGTGTAAGTGGCATTGATGCCAGTTAGGTCAAACGATCCGCCCAACGCCTCAGCACGAGCAAAATAGTCCAACGCATCCGGGTCGTAGCTAACCCCCACGCTCCCCACGCTACTCCGCACCGTGGACCTGACCACCGACCGAACTACATTTCTCGCTACCATGTTTGCTTACTCCGCTGGTGGCACCGTGGTTGAAATCGTGACCAGTCCAGATTGACCGCCGTTGTTGTCGCCGCCTGCGATATTGAGGTAGTGCTCGCCGCCTGCGGTTAGGGTGGTGGGGGCACGTGGGATTTTGAGGATTTCGGCTGCTGCTGTGGCTGCGTTTGTCGCTGTTGTTGAATTGTCGACGCCATCCTCAACAATCCCAGCGGTAAGCTCTTGGATCGGCACAGCCGCAAAGCTCTGGGTTTTAATTGTCAGTGCCAAACCTGCGACTAAAATTTCTCCAGCAGTATCGAAATGAATGTCATCGCCAGCGGTAAATAGCGAACTATGGTCATCGACCGAATACGCTATATCGGAGAAATCGACCAGCCTATCTCCGCCTGAGTATTTTTGAGCCAATTGTGCTACTGTCCTAATATGCCCGTTCATCGCATCGATTTCTCGATTCTGAGTCGCGGTATATGTACCCTGCTCTCTGCGGATCATCGTCATCAGCCAGACACGGTTGCCGCGATTTACAAGATCAAAAACGGACTCATCGAAGCGGGATTTCCATAGAGCTAATTTTTCGGCTCTATTAGAGTCGTTCACACCAGAAAGATCATTGATTGACCCGCCATCAATTCGCACTAGACGAATTGCTTTTGAATGCCGCAGCCCAGGCAAGACTACAGTATTAAACCATTCCGTACCAACGCCTGGACGACCGACAGCAATGCAAAAGACGGAATACGGCCTGTCTGATCGATGTGAGAAATGATTCGGAACACAAACCTCATCCGAGTACCATGTGTCCCAATACGCACCAACATTGCATCGGGAAATATAAAACGCTGGAGAAATCGTATTGGCTTCTGCTGTCGTCATCGAATCGACGGCAAACAGATCGCAGTATCGTGATGCAACAAATCCCTCGATCTCTGCTGACGAATCGACGGTAACACGCTGCTCGACGCGACCAACTTCTTGCGGAGTCCAGTTTGCAAGCCTCGCGCTGAATGAAATCGGGGTGACTCCATCGAATGTTGTTAAATCGATTAGCGTAGCAGCCGCCTCACCTGAGTCCGCTAGATGCAATAAAATCGCGTAGCGTTTAGCGTGATCCCACGTTCCGACTTCTACGGAACCTTGCACCAATGCAGTCGAATCGACTTCCAGCGTCACAATATCTGCATCGTCGTCAGTATTGCGTAAGGCAATTTCCATGACCGAACTGCCCGGCAGATATGTCATGGGGAAAGCCAGCGTACACCAACCGCTACCGTTATAAGGCAGTGTACCTAAGTCACGACTCGTCTTAAAATCTGCGGTGCCTGCTGAAGACAACACTTGCCTCCGGCGAATCGGTGCAATACCTGACGTTCCGTAAGACGTCTCGACCATCGTTGATGTGTCGAGCGTGACAGACCAATCTTTTCCACGAGTCGCGGTCAAAAAGGATATGTCAAAAATGTCAGTCGTTAGGTCTGACGTTTTTAGATCGCGGTCTACACGAGCTATCGCCACATCCGTTCCGTTGTCCGATGCGATTGGACCCGTCACATCAAATTTGCAGCCCGCAACGCCGACTGTCCATTTTTGGTAAACGTCCGATGGTGATGCTGTGCCTCCAGTTGCTCCCGTGATACCAGTCACGCGCGAAACGATGCGACCATTGACGTAAAAGCAATAATCGCCTGCTCCACTCGCTGCGTTTATCTCCGCGATAAATTCATACCATCGGCCTGGACGAATGATCGCAGGGGAACCGGATGAACCTTGCAGCAAAAAGTTCTGAACCGTTCCGCCACCGGAAAAGCTAGACGCAAAACAATTCCAGCCGCCCACAGTGGCATTGTAGTAGAGGTACTGGATAACTCTTAATCCGTAACCATTGAAGTCTCGTAGCACGATAGCCGAAGCATCAACCGGTGGCGAGACTTCGAGATTAGCACGCAGCCAAATGCGAGACGTATACCTATCTCCAGCGGTGAACATTGTCGCGGCTGCATCGGGATAAATGTACGACAGTCCTGCGGAGTCCTGGCGGATGTAGCCGGTGGCATTAGAACCCGCAGGGACATCCGTAGACCCTACGTGAGTGAACGCAACCCCCGATAATGCAGACAGCCCAGTCGAGGAAGCATCGGCAGTGCCAGACAGTGGCCAAGTAGCACCGGTGACTAATTTCAATAATGCCATTATTGCTCACTCCTAAGCTGCTTGACTTCCAACCACCATTCCGCTGACTCATCCCACTTCTTGTCACCCAGCGGCAGCACGAACACGCTCACGCCATCCACCAGCGGATGACCGTAGACGTACCTGAGCATCTCTCGCCATGACTCACGCGGGAACATCGGGAAAGTATCAGTCTGCTGCTGCGGGCTGAGGTACGCGATAATTGGCTTGCGGTACGTTGCCGCCTCGATCAACATCGCATCGACGTACCGCTTGTACTGCGGCATATTCGCAGGTAGTGCGTAGTGCATGTACAGCGATGGAAACACGCGATCCACGTAGCATGCTGGCCCCTTAGCGACTACGGACAGATCACCATCGTGTAAATTGTTGTCGACCTGACGATTTGCTTTCCGCCACACAGCCCAAGCAGGATCGCTGGCTGGCTTTTGCGGTGTCCAGTAGTCGGTGATTGGCATTCTCGCGTAGTAGCCAATGGCTTTACCTGGATGAGCCATGCGATAAATCTTCACCGCGCCAATCAGTTGGTCATGGATGTGGTCGTTTTTCGGCAGGTCCGCACTATTCCACTCTAGCCACTCTTCATTGAGCGTAATCGCGTGCGTCTCTCGGCCTTTCCAATATGTCTTATCGTTCGCGACTCGCTTGCAGACTTCCAGGTCGATGTGGTCGTCGTCGTACTGATTGCCAATGCTAGCGAAGAGTCCCCAGGCCGTCACAAGCGTAGAACGAGCGAAGCCCAAAGACTCGAAGTCTGGGATTGAAGAAAAGCCTTCGATTGATGAATCAAAGTAAATTGGTTTCACTGATGGTTATCTTTTATTTCTATGACTCGGTTATGCATGTCTTGGTTGTACTTACAGCTAGCTTCTGACTTGATCCACTGCTGCAGGCTTGATATTTCCTGCTTCCTATAACTGCGTTCTTCTTTCAGCGTCTCTGCAAAGTTCTGACTAATCTTATCGATGCTCGATGTATAACGATCTGTCAGGTCCGGTATGGTCCGCGTGGTGTTGTGATAGAGATACCAAACAAGAGCACCGACAACACCAAGACTAGATGTAATAGATGCAATAAGATCGGGCTGCATGGCATAATTCTTTCCGAGTGCGTGACCGGGAACCCTAGCGACAGAACACACGACGCAGGACGCTGCGAACCGGCTGCCGATTAACGATAAACCGCACAGGTGCCGTGACGACTCGTCGCGCTGGTGCTGCTCTCGTGTAGCGAACTGTCGAGGTCGTCCTTGCGTAGGTCACGTTCTGCTGATGCAGTTGGCTGTGGAGCGTCTCTGCTTGCTGTAGCGACATGCCAGACACATTCACACCATGCGTTGATGCCATGTGTGACTGAATGTCACCAGGATACGACCACTGACCGCGTGAATGTGCGGAACTGACAACCACCTGTGACGCTTTGGGCTGTAGTGGGCACTTACCATCGGGACAATCGGCAGGCACGACCATCTCAAATTTTTGCGGAACCACGACCGGCAAGCTAACCATCTGCGACGACTGAGCATCGCAAGGTGGCAACGCTACAGACTGGCTAGCTGGCTGCTGAAAAATCGTGTAGCTAATCATCACGACAACTAAAGCGGCAATGGCAGAACGAAACATAATCAAGCCTCTTTTGGTTCGGGTGGATTGTCAGACTCAGAGTCGTCTATCGTGCTGCGAATTGCGTAAAACATGTGATAGCGAATCGGGTTGCTGAAGTGGTTTTTCCAACGCAGCCAACCACGGCCACGTTCACCCCAACGTAACCCCCAGCTATTAGCCGTCTGGAACTCAAGAGTGTTTTGGCGGTAGCGAATGTCATCGACCACGACGCTGTGGTTTCCAACGCCGTTGGACCAATCGACAAGGCCGTCTGGTGAGCGACCGCCGTTGCCAGCGTGGACAGCCACGACCGTTACGAAGCCTGCTGCCAATGCCGAAGCTAATTCGATCTCGGTGCGAACAGCGAAGCACTCAAAACCTCGGAAGCGTTTAGCTTCCTGGTAGGCTTTGGCTGGTATCTTGGATTTGCGAAACTCCCAGCGTGGCACTTCAGACGCTGGCGGTATACCGTTGTCTCGGATGTTGACCATGTTCTCCTCAAGGCCGCTGCCTGCATCGCGTCCATCATTGACCGCAGCATAAGCACCGTCACCGCTAAGCTCGACGTAGGCCAGTCCACGCTTGGCCCTGGCACGCTCAAGAGCCGATGCCGCTGCGTAGCCAGCACATGCTCCGCGACCATCCTGGTCTTTGACCCACGAATCGCCAAACACCTCGACCGCAGGCGTCCAACTCGTATCGGTGATGACCTGCAAGATTTGCTCTAGCGTCCAGTTCGGCCCTGCCTGAGCGTACCTCGGTAGCGATGTCGTCATTGAGTGCTTGGTCAATCCAAGCAGCCGCAACTCGCCGTTGACGTGAATCCCTGGACATACATCAAGTGGACCGCTCATCGTGCAGTAACCTCCTTGATTTTTGCATCGAGTTCTTCCTTGGTGCCAAGCGTAAATTTTGCGAGCACCTTACTCTGAAGCTCGCCTTGGCCGCCAATCACGATGACCGCTGGCGTGCCCACTTCAGACGCGATCTTGAGATAGGGCTTTGCCTCCGCTGCGTCGTCGTCGTAGTGCCGCCACTTCAGACCTCGTTGCTCCAGCGACCGCCACCAATTCGTGTCGCCCAACACCTTGGCAATCGCTGGCGTTCGATCTTCACTCTCCTCGACGACCACAACCCAGCTACCTTCAGTCTTCGCCGGGTCTACTATCGGCTCTACAAACGGAGGTACAGGTATTGGCAAGTCGCCAAAGTCGCACGAACCCATCGGAAAAAATAAACCAGCAACAGCAATTGCCAGCGTGATCCACTGCCACGGTAATTTTTTTACCGTGTCGGAATCAATCGGCGACGGCTGTGACTCGTCTTCTTCCAGGTATGGGTTGGTCATAAAAAAAGGGAAATGATTTGCAGGATTGCGGGAAGGATCTCTTTGATAAACTCAGCCAGTGCAGCCCAGTCGACCGAACCCAAATCGTCGTCAAGCATGGCACTGGTCGGAATCACACCCTCGACCTGTGCCTGGTTAAAAATCTCACGCTCAAGCACATCAGGACGCAGCCGCAGAATAATTCGCAACTTAGCCCGCTGAGCCAAATTCAAGTCGCCTTCCTTGGCACACTCGCGAATAACCGAACGAAATGTTTTACCTGACATTGCTTTTGAATCTCGCTTTCTCTGGGGTCGTTTGACGCAGCGAATCGCCGACAATCCACGCTGCTACGACCAGCACGATTTGCTGAACCTGCTCCTCAGAAATCGGCAGGTAATCTTTTAGGACGACGGTAACTGCCGAACCAACAGCCAGCCAGAAACGCTTGCTTTTGAAGATTGCCGACATGATCAAAACACCTTTCGTCTCATTGACGGATTGAACAACTTTGCGTTTTCACGCTCTGGATCGTGGCGAGTCCAAGTCTCGCGGAAGTACTTACACCTGACGCACGACCGCTGGCCATCCCGAGTATTGACCACCACGCTCATCGGCAGTCGGTCGAACGACTCAACCATCAGCCAAGCCTAAGCGTCAAATCTGCCGTACTTAGGCGAATAATCCCAAGCGATCAACTGAGTGAACTGGTGCTCGCCGTCCGCTCCGTGGCAATGGTTGATCTCGACCAAATCGCATGACGCTGTTGCCGCGATCCGCACGCCGAGTGCTGCTCCAACCAGGATTTCGAACATGCCAAGGCCCCCCCGTGAAGGTTTGCCTAGAATTATCTGGCCTATGAAAAGTTAGCAAAAGCCTGATGGGTTAAGATTTTCGCACTACGCACGGCCAGACGAATGGTTTCCCGTTTTGCCACCAGTAGCCATTCCAGTAATTTCCCTTACGGGCGTTTTCATCTTTAGATAGCGGCTGGCAGTTGGTGAAATGGAACGCAGCAGATTGCTGCTCTTTAGAGCTCAGGTCAAATGAAGATATTGGTCTTATATGGTCGACCACCCAAACTGTTCCATAATTTTCTGCCGTAAAGTGTTTTCTGCAGGATCGATGCGATAAAAGATACTCCATAAAATCTTTTCCGCTCATCCCGAGCAAATCAAATGTCTTGCCCGATTTAGATACTGACGCCTTAATAAGTGCCGCCTTCACTCGTGCGCGTAAAACTTTGGTTAGCCTATACACGGGGTCAGATTTAGTCCTTTCTTTTTGATATCTTCTATTACATTCTGTTAGTTTTCCACTCTCAGCCATCTTATGGCGATAGCCAGCTATACGGGATCTATTTGCGTCTCTCCACTGCTTATGTCTACTTAAAATAAGCTCTTTAGGGTAAACATATTTTTTTCCTTTTTCTTTCAATGATTCCCTGTTTTTTTCTCGGTACTCAGCGCTGGACTGCTTTACCCTAGCTTTATTTCTCTCCTTCCATTGACGAACTTTCTCACGCTTGACTTCTTTATATTCTTCGCTTTTAATCGACTCGCGTTGTGACGATCTGCTCCTTTCTGCAAGGTAGGAACATCGCTTACTACATCGTTTTTGGTTGCCTGACTTAGTGAAAGCATTACCACACCAGTCGCATATGCTAGAATCCAAGACAGCCATTAGTAGAACCTCCATGATAGGTTTGATATGGTTAGAACAGCCGGGGCGTCGTAACCGCCCTGGCTGTTCGTCATTGTAAACTCACCGACGAATCTTGCCTGCCTTGGTTATGCGAAAAGCGGCAACTTCAAAAGACAAATCGTCGGCAACGGTCACGAACCCGCATGAGTGGTCCCACTTATTAATTCTCGCGTAGTCCGGCGAGAGGTCGCATAAGCATCCGAGCGACCAGCAACACACCTCGTTTTTGAACATGTCTGGCTCTGTGTGCATTGAAGTTCTGTGGCCGTGGCCGACTAAGATAGTGTGAGCTGTCCGCATGTAAGCACCACGAGCGACATTCACGGGAGAGCTAATACCGTTCGGTAACTCATGGCCATGTAACACCGGCAGTTTTCCGCACATGACAGGACGCTTATCAGCGACATAAGCAATTCCGTTTTCGTCTAGCTTAAGCCAGTTTTCTAGTCGCATTTCCTCGCACTCTGAAATCTCCGGTGCGTGGTTCCACAGCCAGTGATCGTATCTTTCCTCGTGGTTGCCAGCCTTCATGACTATTTCGCAGTTCTTAAACTGCGATCTAAGCCATCCGAGCATTTGGCGTATCGACTCAAGCTCCAGCTTAAAATTGCGAAACTTGGGGTTCTTCTGCCACCGAGAAATACTGTAGAAATCACATAGATCGCCATTGATTAGCAGCGTATCTGGCTTGAGGCTCTTAAGATGAGCGACCGCAGCACCAACGGCAAGCTCGCTATGAAATGGCACGTGCAAGTCCGAGATTATTGCTACACGCTTTCCGTTGACGATGTGCGGTATCCAAGGCTCAGCCAAGCTCGGCGGCATCTTCGGCGATGCACCAGCCTTGCCCTTTTTGACTGGCACTACCGGCTTGCACTCCTGCCGCAAGGCTCTGCCCTTAGTGCCGCGTGCCGTCCTGATTCGGTCGCGAGCCGACTCAAGCGTGATCTTATTTTCCAGAGCCAGCTTCCTTGCTAGCGTTCGACTCGGTGCGTCTGGGAATTTTTTAACTAGTTCTCTTGCACGCTCAAGCAGTTCACTCGCCACTGGTTCGCCTCCACCCAAGTCTGTAGAGAATCCTCGCTATGTCGGTGGCCGCCTCGGCCACATGAGCCTCGTCGCGTTGCCAGTCGATAGCGTGGAGAAATTCATGAAGGCAGGTATCCAGCTCGTCAATCTGCGATTGTCCCGATGCAATGCGGATCTCTTTACGAGAGGCATGCGGCGGGTCGCAGTCTCCGCGTACATTGCGTAGCGGTGCAAACCTCAGCCGCCATTTTTTTCCGCACAGCAGGACGTGCATCGTGGTGCCTCCGTCCGCAATTGTTGGCACCGATGCGACTTAGCGTTAGGCGGTAGATAGGCAAATTAGCCCAAATTTCGCATTAGTTGAAAACGCCTTTTCGCTGAGAAAACACCTTCCGCGTCTCGAAAATCCGTATTGAATAGTCTCGATTATCCTGCGGTCTGTGGTAAAGCTGCACATGCTTGCGGCTGTCGTCTGGATGCCAAAGATGCTCGCCGCGCAAAACCCGCATTCTCATCACCTCGATCTTTTCAAGGCTTCCGGCTGGGTGCTGCGTCGGCACCTGCGGAAGTTTCGGAATAAAGAAATCATCGTGCTCGTAGACTAGCAAATGGTCCATCACATTGACTAACCTTTCGCTTTTTTTGACTCTTGGTTTCCGTCCCATTCACTCAACCTCCTCAATGGTTATTACGGTCTTTTCCTCGTCCTCGTTCTTGACCTTCGTACACGCTTCGTAGTGGACCCATGCGACTTCTTTGGCCGAATCGTCGCGGATAATTCCGAGAGCAACAATGCCATCGATGACCGCTTTGCCAGCCAATCCATCGGTGTCGATCTGCCGAACTCTAAATGCACTGATCGTGATACCAACTCGTGTACTAAATGCCGGCATTTCATTCGTCGCCAGCGGTTCATTCCGAGCAAGTCGTTCCAGGTCGGTAGCCTTCCTGGGATTTCGATGACTAGTTTTTTTCCTGCCATTCATTGTGCCTCCGTTCGTGGTTCAAGCTCTCCTCTAACATCACACGCGGGGCAAGGCCTCAAGCGAATCGTACAGCCGCAACCCTTGCACCTGTACTCTTTGCAGGGCTTGTAGACCTTGCCGCCATTCTGAAAAAATGCCTTGATGCTCGAGGAATGCACACCCAAGCGGAAAGCGATCTCGGCGTCACTGTACTTCTGGGATCGCATCTCGACGATAATTGCCTGCTGCGACTCAGTGAGCTGCATGTAGCGTGGCTGGTCACAGTTGAGGCTCATGCCCAACTTGGGCTCCCTCCTCGATTCTGGTCGGCATCGTGCCTTGGTCATTAGCGTGCCTCCTCTGGAAACACCAACTCCCCAGCGTCATTCCGCTTGCCGCCTTTAAGCACGCCTGCCAGATACTTCGAGTGGTTCGTTGCGACCAGCCCGCCGTTGACAATTTCCAGCACTGCTAATTCTTGGTCGACCCAGTATCTCCTCGCACCGAGATTGAACCGAATCGACTGCGGGCCGACATCCATCTGGGTGGGCGTCTGCCACTTGTTGCGTATGTGGACAAGATGCACGACCTCACCGACCTCGAGCTTGCTCGCCATGATTACTCCGTTCGTGTAGTTCCCGATACTTTTTCAAACAGTCTTCTAAATGCTTTATCAGTGTCTCTCGATGCTTCTGCGGTCTCGTCTCCTGCTGCCGTACACGCAATGCTCGTATCCGATTATGCAGCCAGTCGGTGTAGGCGTCGTTAGGCATGAGCAGGCTCCTCGCCAAAGACTCGCTTGCGGATGACTTCGGTAGCGTGGCGGATCTTGTCGTCTGGCCAGTTCTGTTCACGAGCGACTTTCCTCATAGAACCGATTTGGCAATTAAACTCGATCTCCGGGTCTTTCTTCCGCTGGGATGGTGGCTTGTACTCGGCCCGTGCCGGCTGAGTTGCACCGTCCTGCCTGTTTAGCCACCTAGTTAGAAACTTCTTTACGCCAGTAGCCGTCCTTGGTCTACGCTCCTTGTTGTCGCGTAACCACAGTGCAGCCTTCAGAAGCTCCGACTTTGCGTCGAACCGATACGTTGCCACATACTCAGCGAGATGCTTGGCTGGCATGTCCCACGTTCCTGCCTGCATTGCGAAAACTAAACCAGAACTTTCGACTGGCGGTGCTTCAGCAACGACAGAAGAAGTAACGTTAGTTACTTCTATATCTTTCTTCTCTTCTCTTCTCTTCTCTGGTAACGCTTTTTGTGTTACATCTGCGTTACATTTTTCGTTCACATTTGCACCAACGGCTGAGCGGTGTTTTGCCACTCTTTCTTTGGTTTCAGCACGTTTTTTGGCAGTTTGACCGTTGTGCTCAGCGAATCGGGGGAAAGTAAGGGCGGTGTCCCGGCCTTCCAACCAGCCGACTTTGCGGAGTGCATCAGCGAAACCTGTAACGCCTGTGAACTTATCTAGCGTTACATGTGTAACGCGAATTGCGTTACCGTCATGGGTGTGCATATCGGCCCACGACCATAGTTTCCACAGGCACCCAACTACGTGTAGTTCGGGTATCTGCAGAAGTTCGGAAAGCTCGATAACGCGCACATCGCTATCGAGGTTTGTTCGCATCTTGATCCAATCGCCTGCCATGATTAGCCCTCCATTGCTCGGGCTTCAATACCTCAACTTATTTTCCTGTACTCCCATAAACCATCGGCGTTTTTTCGGCGTTCTATACGCTTTGCAGTCAGCAAACCGTATAACTCGCGACACACTAAGTGTGTTCTCGATCCAGAATCGTGAGTTTGTCTGCGTGCTTGAAATGAAACCCTCACTAATGTTTCTGGCCTAAAAACCAACTGACCGGCTATGATGCTACTCGTTTGCCACTTTTCAAAATCCAAAGCATCGTATACCTGTTGCCTAAGACCTTTACTTGTTATGTGAGCCATCAAAAACCTCCGATTACTTGCAAACGAGCAATAATCTTTTTGCACAACATCCTAACTTTATCGCCGTCTTTGGCATCGCTGCATTGCAGTTCATCCATTGATGAGAAGCCGGTACCGTCGTTTCCTCGATCCAAAAACGTCGAAAACGTTTCAAGGAACTTCATGAATTTTTCGCGGCGTGGCCTGCTGACTGTTTTGCTTTTTTTCGGAGGTGTAAGCGACGACATCTCAGAAGACCATTCCTTTAGAGCTTTATGCCGACCGGCTGGAGATCGTTCCTTTTCAATTGCTGCGGCAGCCATGCGTGTTTGTTCAATCGTCGGCCCAAATTTCTCGACTAACTTAGCGACTTCAGTTTGTAGATTCTCGTCGTTGAACCTTGAAAGAATGTCCAAAATACCGAGCGGCATCTTGTTCGCATCAATGCCTTTACGCGACAGTTCCATTCTTGCGTTTTCCGCACGAATGTGATGGAATATGCTAGTCGCCGATACCGTCATCAACCTGGCAGCGTCATCGGCAAGCATCCCGCATTCGCGGACTAAATAGACAGCGTGCTCTAGGCGTTCTGACTTTTCAGTTCCCCATCCGTGCCTAGCGTTCAAAGACCGAATCACAGCTTCTCTTTCAGCACTTATCAGTGGCTTTACACAATAAACAACGACTTCCGCGTTGCAACCAGATAACTGCTTGAGCGCATTGCATCTTTGATTGCCGCCCAATATCACGTACTTTCCGGCACCAAGCACCTCAACCACCGGCATAGGAAACACATCTCCCGCAGCCATAGAAGCTCTGTATTCGTCTATTTTTTCCGTGTTGAGTGGGTTACGCATTCTCGCGCAGTTATTTGCACTGACTTCCCAATCTATTTCAGCCAAAGAAATCGTGATTACGTTCCATGTTAGACCGACGAGTTGCAAAACCATTTCGGCCTCTCGGTCCTCTCTCCATTCAAGTTGTAGCGTATTATCTAACCGACTTTCACATGTTGTCTTTGACATCTATCGTCACTCCTAAAAATGCGGACAGTAGCCGCGTCAGTTTATGTGAGCCATTTGGAAATCGCCGCACCACAAAGCGATGTATTGTTCGAAAAACGCAGACGGATTACGCGCCGTCGCACCGCGCCCTGGGACTCTTCATACAACCCAATAGCACGTTGCCACCATTCCCGTTTTCTCACATCGTTTCGTCCCACACTCAATCACAAGCCCGAGCGTGAGACATTCCTTAGCCCGCTTCCTCAGCGACTCGTTGCCGTCCGCGATCTCGTTAGCCGTTGCTGGCCTGCCGATTGCTTGCAGGCGTTCCACAAACTTAGCCCGCAGTCCTCGCAGCTTAGGTTCGATCACTTCCGCTGCTTGGTGGCTCGTGACTGGATCGCTCTGGCGAACAATATTGTTCGAATCGAATAGGCTCATTTGCATAATTAAAGCCCTCTGCTAATTCTTTGAATAATGCCTCTTGCTCTCGCGAGTCTGCTTCGACGCGACTAGCTTTTGCGAGCACCGTCTCAATCATTGGTTCCTCCAGTTCGGTCACTGGAATATGCACATTGAGAGGCCGTGTTGATCCGATGCGATTTGAACGCTTTACGCATTGGTAATACGACTCATAGCTATCTTGCAAACCGCTAAATATCTGGCGAGTTGCTACCTGCAAATTAAGACCGAAGCCTAGTATTTTTGGCTTGCTAATTAGGATTCGAGACTCCATTGCCTTGAACCTATCAACAGCTTCTACACGCTTCGAAGTCGGTGTCTTGCCGCTCAGGCTCTCGCCGCCAACTACAGCATGCAGTCCGTCTTGCTCCTCGTCATACAAGCACCAAATGAGAGTAGACTCGTCTGGCCACCGATCTACCATAGATTTGATGTACGCAGGCTTTGCGGATTCAAAAGCTTGCCCTTTCCAGTTGCCCTTAGCGACTTGACCATATGCACCACGCGACTGAATACCTCCAGCTCGCGTGGCTACCAGCGAACGTAAGTGCGTGTTGACCCACTTCCTCTGATCATCTGTGAGTGGCACATGCTCGATGTGGACATTGATTGGTGGTATCGTTCCGCAATTATCTTTCCAGCCATATACAGAAGGATCAGTCAGGAAAATGCACCAGTCCGACAACGCTCGATAAAATGGCCTGAGTGCATGCGGCTTTAGTGCCCATCGCTCTTGAGTTTGCCCACGGTTTATAAAGAACGTCGCTAGAAAACTATTGATCGTCGGAAAGCGGTCCAAGAATACGCCATGATTGGCATACTCGATTCGGTCGTTTGGCGCAGGTGTTCCGGTCAAGCATAGCTTCCAGTCCAGCCCTCGACCTAGTTCGATGCAGATTCCAGCATAGTTGCCATACTGGCTTTTAAGAATCGATGACTCATCGAGTATCAACGCTCCAAGATTGGCCTGCTGAGTCTCTTGCTTCAGTGCTTCGTAATTCGTTATGCCAATCGCCGATCCTGTGCCATGCAGCCACTCTTGCAGTCCAGATGCTCGCACTGTCTCTACCTGCAAATCATCACCCCAAAATCTAGCAGCCTCGCCAGCAAGCTGACGCACTACCATAGGCGGAGTAATAATCAGCACTCGCTTATTTCCAATCTGCTGCTGGACGTATCTGGCATAGCTCAGCAGCATCAGCGACTTACCCAATCCACAATCGGCGAATATGGCAAACTTGCGCTTTCTGATTGCCATTTCTGTAATGGCGGCTTGGTAGTCAAATAAAAACGACTCTGGCTTATATGACGAAGTGCTCACAGACGCTGCAACGCCTAGCTTGATGCCGTACTCGTCGGGAAATGTCGCCACCTTGCCGCGTATTTTGTAGCTGGGTAGCTGCTTAATAGCCAAGAATTTCTGGTAGCTTTCGAGCGATCTTGGATTCAGTGTCATTTGCATTTTTTAATCATCTCTAAAAGTTCACTAGCGATCTTACCGCTCGTTCCGGTCCAGCAATTCGCACTGCCATACCGTTTGCATATGGCCAATAAATCAACTCCTGCATCGGCAAAATTCTGCAATGTACATTCGCCCGTTTGCAGCATGCCAACAAAACATCTCAAATCGTAAAGCGATACTGTTTCGTTCGTTTTACCTGCCATGTAGTCATCGATAATCACTGGATACTTTTGCATCAAACGACCTCGCCGAACAAACTGTACTGCTGAGCATCCACGACTTCGGCACGCTCGAGATTTCTACATGCTGCGTCGTAATACTCCTGCTTAATTTCGCAGCCGTAAAATCGTCGACCTTCCTTAACTGCCACATATCCTTCAGAACCAATCCCAGTGAACGGACTAAAGACCAACTCACCAGGATTAGAGAACAGCTTTACGATTCGACGAATGACTCCGAGCTGCAAAGGGCAGATGTGCTTAGTGTCGTCGACCCCTCGACCTTCCTTGATGTTGAGAGTGTCCGTTTCTTTGATGTCGTCCCATGTGCCCTCGGCCCACTTAATCCAGTCATTTCTGCTGATCTCGTTTTTGGCGTTAATCGGCGTAGCGTTATCACCTGGTGCTCTAAATTTAATCAGGTAATCGTGCAGGCATCCCCGCGTTTTAGCTCGGTCGCTCTCTAGTCCCACAAACTGCAGTTCTCGGCTTCTCGTCCTGATCGCTTGCGCTTGCGGGTTCTTCCTGACAGCCCAGTCGTATTCGTAGACGAGCCCCGCACGCTCACCAAGTCTTATCAGCAGCCCGCGAAAGTCATGCAGTCCGACTTCGCCGCATCGCTTCATTCGCGGTATCTGCATGCAATGCACCACCATCACCCTACCTGGCTTGATAAGCCTGGCTATCTGATAAAAGAAGAACGACAAATGCAACTTGGCATCACCGCGAAAGTCCTCACTGTTTCCGATGTCATATGTTTCGTCGGTGTACGCATACATTGAAGGAAATGGAGGAGAATAGATCGACATATCGAAACAAGCGTCTGGTAATGTCGCCATATGCTCGATGCAGTCCCCGTGATGAATATGCCAACTGTCAACGTCTAGCATTACCTTGACTCCTATCCATGTGCTCTGATTCTTCCTCGCTAACAACAGTTTGCCGTTCGATGGCTGTGCCACAGCACACACAGCGAAACCGGCATTTCTCGTCCTCGTAAATGTGCTCAATCATTCGGCTTAAGCAGTGGCACATAGCACGGCGGTAGACAATGCAAAACCTCACTTATCGAACAGCTCGCCACTGACGGTGACATGCTTTTCGACATCCGCTATTTCATCGCCGTCATCGCCATCCGCAAGCAATCGAGTGCCGCTGATTCGTGCATAGATATTGCGTAAAACCTTCGACTTGGCCTTGCCGACAATTGCGTCAATTCCCATTGCCGAGTTGACGCGAATCGGAATGCGATAGTCTGCGGTGTCCTCCCGCTCCCAAGTGATAGAATCCTTGATGCCATCCATCAGCCACTCGGCCCGAGCTGGCACAAGTGCGCCGCCTTCCGACGTGGACGGGACGCCGATTTGAATCTTTAGATTCGTGAGTCCAGGCAGCTCAGACAGGAGACGCTCGAAGCCTTCCTTCGTAACGTAAAGGTTTCCCGCAATGATGTTGATTTCATTGCCAGTTACTCGCAGGCCACGCATGAAAGCCTGCACAACACAATCTCTCACAACGGCCACCGGATAACCGCCGTCTCTGGCCTTGTCCGTCTTGAACCCGAGCGGGCTATTCTGCAATTCCATGATGTCGGCCATGACCGTATCGGACAGCAGACCCTTAAACTGCTTTACGGCACGAGCGACAATCAACGCCTTGACGGCCTCATTGCCTGCCGCTGCTAGCAGTTGCTTGCTGCATGCTTGGCTCGTCTTGTCGAGCGCAATCATAGCTGCCATATCTGATTCTGGTACTATCACATCCGACCGAATCATTTCCGTTTTTGTTGCCGTTGCCATTAATAACTCCGAGGTGGTTAAGGACCAAATAAAGAGCCTGCTTATCGCATCGCTCGTATGTCATAGGGCACACTGCATGCCCGTGTATTTCGTGTCTCACTAGCTGCTTTTCGCAGCCACCTGGACAACAACCAAACCTATCCGCGTGTTCCCTGTTCGCGGTTAGAAACGCAATCACGTCCATAGCGTCGATCATCTTCGATTGATGGTACGTACCCTTTGCTTCTATCAGCATCCGCCCGCGTTCGGGATTGAAAGCCACAATCATTCCTCCTATCGAAATCCTCTAACCACAGCCGCAAACTTGCCAGCTTTTCTACTGGGAGCTTTCGCCGCTTAGCGTCTAGTTGCAGCCTGTCGTATAGCTCATCAGGTATTTGGATCGTTAGCGACCTCACGACAGCTCCCAAATCAAAAACGCCACCACCACCCAAAACACGCCGCTAATCACCATCATCCAGCCCAGTACGCCACCGCTATCTGGCTCGCCTTCAACCTCAACCTGATAGCGATAGTCCATGTAACATCTGCTACAAACCCGCTCTATTCCGATGTAGTAGTTAGACTCTTCGGCAAGCTGCTGGCCGCAGCCACAGGTTTTACTTCGAATCAACACTACGCTGTCTCCTTTCGATTAGTGCCTGGACCTCACCGCGATGGACCGGCATCGTTTTTGGTGCGTCGATACCAAGCCGAATTTGGCCGCACTTGTGGCCAAGAATTTTGACGACAATCTCGTCTGGACTTCCACCGTTAATGACGATTGTCTCGTTCGCCTTCCGTGTGATTACCAACATGCTTAACTCCTCCGTGAGTGATAAAAGACTCGATTAAAACGCCTGCTGCCAAACAAATGGCGAGCAGGAAAAGGCCAGCGATTGCTTCGAACAAACCCATTACTGATCCTCCGGGTATTTAAAGTTCATGTTTATTTCACCTTTGCCCTTACACGAAAAGCAAATAAAAGACCCAGGCTCAGCTTGACCAGCACGCACGTCTGGCGAATCTTCCGTTAGTACAATGCGGCCATCCTCGCAGTACGGACAATCGACCATCTCGTCGACCATAAAATCGGGCACGTCAGTGACGCAGCCCAGTGAAACGATCAACGCAACTAGCAGACAAATTCGCATTGTGTGACCTCGTTGTTTCTAAAAGCTGGCCCAGGCTCCCACACCTGGACCAGTCACCCCACACTAATCGTTCGGTGAGCTACCAACTCCCCTCACGACCAGCCTTGTATTTGCCGCCCGCTTGCAGGCATGGCGGCATGAGCAGCTACATCGCTGCTCGAAAAATTTCACGTATGATGTCCTCGATCTCGGATCGCATTTCAATCCGCTCGGACTCGTCAGGCTGTACTGACTCATCCCAGCACTCGGGGTAAGCACAAAGCTTTTCGACCATCGCGTCTTTAACGCTGATCGAGTAGAATTTTTCCGCCAAGCCATCCATGCGGCAGTTGCAGTTGTCGGATGGACTCATGCCAGCGAGGTCGCGAATTAAACGCTGTTTGACCTCTATGAGCTGGCGAAGATGGTTGAGAACAGCGTCAATCCGATAATAGATTTCAGCTTGCGGCTCGGCGTAGCAACGCTTTGCCTGCATGGGGGAAAGCATAGGGCGACTCCTAATGCAGGTTTTAGAATCCTCTGCCGGATTTCCGCCGACCACTAGAATGTGGCAAAAAGAAAACCCAGCGTTTGCTGTGACGCTGGGTATGGTATCGGCTTTACGTTCTGGCGTAAATACCTATACCGAAGATTTTTCGAGATTTTCTTGAAGCAAATGGGAGACGCTGGTTCCAAATGCCTTAGCGATGTCCTCGAGCGTATGCAATTTAGGATCGCCCTTGCCGCGTTCTATCTCGCTAATCCTTGGGTGAGACACGCCAATACGCTTAGCCAGCTCCTTCTGGGACAGCCCATGTAGTACACGTAAAGTTCTGAGATTATATGCAAGTGCTTTCATGGCTGGCATTGTAATCCCTTTACGGTGAGTCGTAAAGATAATAAACGCAAACTTGACTTTCGTCCCCTGCCTGCTTACACTTTGAATCGAGCTACCAACTCCCTTCTAAATTACTGCCAACGCAGTATCGACCGGCCTCCAAATTGGAGAGCCTCTAGTTTATTTGCGTCTCAAATACAGCGGTTTATGAGTCTCGAGCAGAATCGCGTCTGTCGAATGAGACACGGAAAGTATCATGGATTCCCAAAAAGACAAAGAAGTGCACGACATCTGTCACAAGTGCGGCTCGGTGTCGGGTGTGTATCTGCAGGTATGCGATGCCTGCATGACGCGATTTAACAGGCTTGACGCTTCGCGTTCGGCTGCGGACAACTTCTGCCAATTCTGCATCGAGTGGACACAAGATTGCGAAGGCGGACCCATGTGTACGAGTCATGACCCGCCAAACGATTGCGAGTTTTGGCAAAAAAGACAAGACACAGCATAACGCTGTGGTTTACCTGCCCGCGACGGTAAACCTTCCATTTCGAAAAACCGTTGTCGGGGGCTTCGGTACAACCAATTGTTAGGTGCGTCGAATGTTGAGCGATCACTGCGACCGTCTGGTGGCGGTTTTTCAAGAGATTAGTGTCCCAGTCACCGTCAAGCATTCCGATGACGGTAATCGGCACTATGAATATGTCGCGATTGGGAATTGGCCAAAAGACATTGATGCCAATGAGATGATTCGGCGGGCCGAGGTTTGGTTTGAGTTTTGCGATGGGCGTCTGGAGACGCATCCAGAGATTGACTCGAGATACGAGTTTTGGCGTAAGCTTCGATCCACATAAGCTACGCATGATCTGCCGCTCTTAATTATTTTCGAAAACCTGGTTTCTGGCCATGTTTCGTGCATTGACACAAAACGGATTGCCGATAGAATGAATAGTGTCGGGCAGCGGCAACCATTCACGGAGAAAAACGATGAAAGTAGTATTCGAAAATAATCTGGGAAAAACTGGCCAAGCTAAGGCTATGGAGTTCAAGGTGCATGAATCTTGTCTCGTCTATGTAGTTAGTCGAGGATCGGGCTTTTCGATAGTAGATCTTCCGCAAGTTGGCGACACGATCGTTTCCATCGGGAAGTATATGCTAACAGAATACAGTGGTGAGCAGCGGGAGGAGGTGTCGTTAGTCTCAGGGAAGGAGTTTCGACTGGCAGCTCCGGTCGTTGATGACATTGCTTACGATGCCCTGCCAGCAGATGACGAAAACAAGCGAATCTACCTACCAACAGCCATTGTGGAGATAGTGGAGTAATGGTAGGTCGACCACAGAAACCAAAGAATGAAAAGTACCGCACTCCGCAGCGTCAACTTGGTCGCGTTAGCGACGAGGAATGGGAGACGCTGAAAGCGGCTGCTGCGAAGCGCGGGGAAACCTTTTCGGCGTGGGCGTTGGCGGTTTTGAAGCGTGCCGCTAAGCGTGAACTAGGTCGGTAGAACGTCTAAATTCACCAAGTCGCGGCGGTGAACTAACCATATCGAAAGAGCATGACCGCGACTTCGGTGCAGTTTTTTGTTCGTCAGCTAATTGGAGTGAAAGTGATGTTTGCGATTTCATCAGATGAAGAACGATACGAAGGGCCATACTCGACCATTGAGGATGCCATTGAAGAAGCGGCCAATGGGTACGCATACGAGACATTTTGGGTCGGTAAGTGCGTTCCCCCGACGCAACCAGAGCAGTGGTGGGACGCTGCGGATTGGTTAGAGCATGTGAGTTGCCAGGATTCGTACAGCGGCGAGTATGCGGAAGACTGGGACGATTCCACGGTCGAGCAACGCGAGGAACTGGAGAAGGAAGTACGGGCAGTGATGGCGTCCTGGTTGGATCGGCACAAATTGCGTCCGCGATTCTTCCTGGTTGAAGATGTGGTGAAGTATGTCGTGGTAGACGGCAAGCCGGTCAAAGCGTCGGACGTATTAGTCTGACGAACGCTTGTGATAATCGAGCCGCCGCCGGTTGATTATCCATTCCAAAAGACACTACCGGCGGCTTCGATTCATCACATTGTTATCGGGCAATTCACTATGGACATGACATACGACAGCACAGTCAAGCATCACAAGGCAGTTGAGTGGTTGATGCAAAACGACCATGTGTTCCGAGTCCTCATGGACACCATGAAGATGTCGCCATTCAATGCGTTTGCAGTCGTCGACGAATACGGCAACTGGATTCGCGAAAGGGTCGCACAGGTGGCGGAGCGGATGGAGGTTACAGAACAGGAACGGGCGGAAGGTTATCCGCTGCCCAAAGACGAGGCGGAGCGGGCGCGTCGCATGTGGGTGCGACAGTCGGCGGATTTGTCCCGATAACGCTACGGATATCCGAGTCGCGGAGATAAAACTATGCCACCAGAAAAGACATCGACCGCGACTTCGGATCAACCGATTGTTCGTGTGCCTTTGACGTTCGGCAGTCTGTTTGCTGGTATCGGTGGATTTGATTTGGGACTCGAAAGAGCGGGGATGGTGTGTAAATGGCAAGTCGAGATCGAGCCGAAATGCTCTACTTGGTTGCGGACAAGATGGCCGGATGCTGCATGTGCCAGCGATGTGTCGAGTTTCGACGCCAAAGGCGACAAGAGGAGCGTTGGTGTTATCTGCGGCGGGTTTCCGTGTCAGAACCTCAGCAGCGCGAACGTGAAAACTCGAGCGGGGTTGAACGGTGAGAAATCAGGATTGTGGCGAGAGTTTAGTCGTATCGTCGGCGAGTGCCATCCAGCTTGGGTTGTTGTCGAAAACGTCGCCACATGGAGAGATTGGATGCCCACAGTGCGGCGCGACTTGTGGAGACTCGGGTATGCCAGCGTGTCAGTTCAATTGTGCCCCAGCCAATTCGGTGCATACCATCGACGCCCCAGAGTGTTTGTGGTTGCCAACGCCAACTGCAAAAGCGAATCACTTAGCGCCATCCATGCGGAAGTGGCCAGCCTACGCCCGGCTCCAAGATCGATTCGGCAACGATTCGAGGATATTGGCGGATTTGTTCCGCGTGTTGATGGGCTTTCCGCGTGGATGGCTAGAGCCTACGGCAACGCAGTGTGCCCCGTTGTCGCAGAGTGGATCGGAAGGCGGATTGTAGCCGCAAGTTAGGTCACACGAACCCCCGATTCACTCGCTCAGGAAAGAGATACGTGCATGGCTAAAGCAGATTATGAAATCGTTTGTTGGGAGTGCGGAAACAAGATAGGGCTACTGCACATAGACGAAACCGAAGCCAATAGGCCGCAGGCCGAGTCGAGTGCAATCGGTAGTTCAGCCGCTGGAGCGGCGACACCAGTGCCTAGTGAATCGGGGGTTCAGCCGGCTGGCCCCTCGCAACTGAAAGTCATAAAGCAGTTTCTCGAAAATCGATTACTTCGGTGCAACATTTCCGGCATGAGTCCATTTCGTGAAGAGAGGCGAATGTCACAGTTTGCTGCTTATCGAGACTGCTACGATTTAGTCGTTCGCATGATCGAAGGCGAGGTAGGCGAGAACCACGATGGTTCGAGCCGGCCAGCCGGCTGAACGCTCGGATTTTCCGAGGCGATAGTACAAAACGCAGTCAGTTATTAAGGAATACTTAATATGTCAATTGAGTCAAAACCCACAGAAGATAAGCCTTCGGAACAATCCGTTGTTATGTTGCGATTAGAAATTAGGCACGACGACAAGTGGCTACACTTTGAGCGACCTGCGCCGATGCTTCCCAAGTGTTTGTCTTGGCATAAGGGACTTTGGTTCGACTATGGTGACGAGGAATGCGGTCCTCTCGTTGTGGAGGCGGTATACATCAATACAGATGGTTCAATTCAGGTTGTTTTTGAGGAGAGATTCCATTCGGATGCGACCGAGCAATCAATCAAAGATTTTACTGACTTCGGATGGACGCACGTTGAGTTACCGTCAACATAACGCTACCCATCAACGGGCGGCGACGAAAGATTAACCACCACGCAACGGCTTACCGCCGCTCCGTTGCATGGGTTTGTTATGCGGCGATTGGAGTTTGACATGGCAGCGACAATTTCGACGGGCGAACCGTCAACGCTTGGAACGTACCGAAAGATTGCAGCAGCGTTGACAGGTGAAGATTCACCGGCAACCAAGATGCTTGATGACAAGATCAAGGAACAGGGCGAAGACATGGAAGTGATTCAGCACGAATCGCAGATGTTGTTTTGGATTGTGCAGATGGGGCTTGGCTCGAAGCCAGAACCAGTCGCGGAACCGTCCGCATAACGCCGGATTTTCCGACTCGCCAAGAAAGATAAACACTATGAGTTCAGATGAAGCAACAGAATGGATTTGCAAAGCACTAGAAGACGCCGTTACAAAGATTCGTGCCAACGCTAATAGCCCGTCTCGGGCGAGTTCGGAACAATCCATTGTTGGCCCGCCGGAGCGTTTCGAGTCGGAAAATCCGGCGTTGGCCCGACCGCTGACGTTATCGAAGTTGAAGACTCTCATGGAGGAAGTTCGCGTGCTTCCGCACAGGTACGGATTCCCAGTTGATTATCGGCGCGGGTGGAAAGATTGCTGCGAAGAGATTTTTCGACGATTGGATACGTTAGACCAAGGGCCTGGGTCACAAAAGATCGTTGAAAATTTTGACATGAGCACATGCATAGATTACCCAACCTAGGATTGCCTGCTGCGGAGGTCCCAGGCCCGGTCGGGCCAACGCTTTGATTTAGGAACCCGCGACCGCTGCGGCTTCCCTCCACGTTGGAGCATTTAGCGGGTTTCTACAATCAATTGTTCAACGCTCATGGAATCACTGGAAGAACTGAAAAAGCAACGGGACAGCATTAACGCTGATCTCGCGAAAGTAAACGAAAAGATTGAGAACCGTATCGCCGCAACTATCGTGCGGTGCCCAAACAAAGATTGTTTGCGAGGGTATGAGGTGCGTGAATTGGAATACATTCAGACGCATTGGTATGACCCGCCAAGCAGTTGCACTGATGGCGATTGTTGGTATGCAGGCGAGGGACGATGGAAGTGCCCAGTTTGTGGAGCGGTAACAAGGCTTTACGATAAACCAGATATTACAGCGTTGAAACAGTACTTCAAAAGCGTGGTAGATAAGTACGACCGTTGATGCGTTGAACGGGCCGGGATCAACAGCGAGCACTAATATGAGCTTCAACTACATTTGTGAACATTGTGGCGCGTGGCACAGTTGCTTCGCCAGTTGTCCGTGCTCGTCTGTTGCATCCGGTTGTTCCCACGGAGGGGAACAGAGGATGGCAATCCCGGCCCGTTCCCACGAGCCGCATTGTGCCAGATGCAAGAAATACAGATTGGTGACGTACTTTGATAAGGACGGACGACATTATGGATGCGTTGTATGTGGCACAAGGCTCGCAAAAGATACAGCATGAGGCCACGAAGGCCGATTACCCTCTCGTGGGAACAACTTATTCGCTGCTTCCAACACGTTTTAACTATTAAAACTGCGCAGATATAACATGAAACTCAAACAACAGATACTGTATCGCATCAGAGCGACAGGGAAGTCGGAATCTACATTCAAGACTTACTGGCACTGGTGCTATCAGTATTTGCTGTTCGTAAAAAATGAGTCTGGGCAGTGGAAGCATCCAGCGGAATGCGGCAGGCCAGAGGTTGAGCGTTGGCTGTCATCTCTAGCAAATGGGCGGCAGTGGGTTAGTAAAAACACCCAAAACCTCGCTTTGCAATCTGTCTGTTATTTGTACCGCGAAATACTCAATCAGCCACTCGAAAACGTCTCGGCATTACGATCACAGCGACCGTCAAACGTCCGCGAAGTGGTTGATCAGTCTGAGCTTATTGCACTTTTCCAGCAGTTGCGTGGTGTGGAGCTGTTAGCCGCCCAACTTATGTACGGCTGCGGGTTAAGAATCGGTGATGTCGCCAAGCTCAGAATTAAAGACATTTCCTTTGAGCGAAAGCAAATTCATATTCATTCTGGAAAAGGCGATAAATCGCGGTACGTTGGCTTTCCAGAGTGCTTACATGATCTCGTCCGCAAGCAAATAGAATCGATGCGGGTATTGCATGCTGATGACCAGCGAATGGGATTGAATGGTGTTTCGCTACCAGACGGCTTTGGACGCAAATGTAAATCAGCTCACATGCAGTTTGCTTGGTGGTATTTATTCGCTAGCGATAATTACAGCCGATGCCCGCGATCTGGTGTTCTTTATCGGCACCATCGCGACAAATCGCACATCGGCAGATGCATCACGCAAGCAGTAAAGAAAGCTGGCATCGATAAACGAATCACATCACATTGTCTGCGCCATAGCTGGGCCACCCACAGCAACGAGCAGGGCGTTGATATTAGGACTCTGCAAGTGCTGCTTGGCCACACGGATATTCGCACAACCGAAATTTATGTGCATGCGAACAAAGACAAAGCCACAGCATCAAAATCACCGCTCGAAACGCTGCTGGCTAATCCTGGGCTGGGAAGAAAGCCGGAACTGAAAATCAGGCATGGCTAGTACGGATGCCTTTCATTCCACATTTTCACTGCGTCCAATGTTCGACAGGCACATTCTTTTTGCATCTTAGCCAGTTCAATCTTGAGCTGCTTCGGGGCCATTGATTTAAGTCGCTGCAGCGTATCGCCTAAGCCTCTTTCGCCTGGATGCCTAAAGAACATCACCCAACCAATCATCCGCTGCGAGCGAGCCTTGCGTTCTGCGACAGAGGCTTTTCTAGCTGCCAGTCTGGTTCGTCGGTCGTCTGCTGGCAAAGTGTCGGCAGGTTGTTGCTCGATCGGTTGTCCCGGCCCGCGTCCTTGCTCCCACGCCTGGAAGTAGGAAGGCTTTGTCTGGCAGAGCCTGTGCCAGTGTTCATTTTTCTGGATGTTGTGGCGATGGCAGAACCCCGCGATTGGACATTCGCATCCGGTCATGGCGTGGCGTCCGTCATGATCGCATAGAACGAGCCGAGGCTATCAACGCAGGGATTGCATGGAGTCGTGATGTCGGTCGTTTCTACAGTTTCAAACGTGATTGAAAACGGGTCGCATGAGTCAACGGCAAGTGCCGATAGACCGTCAGAAATCGTGCAGTCCACAGGGTTAAAATTGATCGCTAAAAACGAAGTCGGAGTGCCGCAATAGTATTCGACTTCATTCCCGGTCCCGTAGCCGTAGCTAACAAAATCAATCTCACCCTCGACGCATCGCCATGTATTGCCGCCTGGCTCTGTTCCGCCATCCTCCGCAATTTCGAAAATCAAATAACCTCCGTTGAACACATCACACCCCAAACCAGCTCCATCGTCGGAGTAGAAATCAATCCGCGTCCTCCACGGCTTCCATCTTCTATCACCGGCTGGCGTTCCGGCTGGCGTGCATTCGCAAGCGTAATCGGGGCATGTTTGATCGTCGTCAAAATGCCTATAGAACTCCAGTGCAGTTTCTCCACCGACATTCGGGCAGAGTTGCACTGTCCCAGAAATAACCTTAATCGCGACTCGCCCACCTCCAGCGGTTGGCATCACAAATTCGTGATCCCAGACGGACGCACCGCCCTCATCACCAGAAAAGGAAACGTAAAACAATCGGTTCGTCATACTGACTTGGAGGACATAGTAATCGACCGAGGATAGTCCCCAAATTAATTCTGGCGGCTGGCCGACATCGACGTTATCAATCGTTCTGGTTTGCCCACCGACAGTCATCGTCATTTCAGTAGACGACCACTCAACAGATGCTACCTGATGATTAACACCGTCTCCATAATTCATCCAGATTTCAACTTCCCAAGGTCCGCTTCCTGTGGTCTTCAGAGGCAGGATAAAACTACCACGTCGACTACCAGGATTACGTACTACCGTAGCGATCATCTCGCCCGCTGTCATTTCGCAGACATTGGAAGTGATCTCGGGTGAACCGCTGATAATTTCCCAGTCAGAGCCGAGATCAGAAGAGTCAGCTCGGTTGAAATTATCGGTAAGCAGCAGACAGGGGATGGTGCGGCAGCAACATCGCTTAGTTGGCATGTTATGCTCCCGAATCGGCAGCAACGCAGCAGCGGTCATCTGCTGACCAATGGCAAGGCGTCAATGTGCCTAGATCAGCACCTACGGCTAAAGACTCAGCAATCTTTTCAGATGCCCACACCCACACGCCGGACAACTGTTCTTCAGTCAAGTCGAACACGCATTCGGAATGATCGACAACCTCAACGTCCGTCCCGATCAATTCTGGACGGTCGCATGGGGCAACAACGACTGTTATCGTCGCTATCACTAGGCCATTGTATGGCGATGAGGTGCCAGCGGTTTCAATTGAAACCAGTGTGCCTTCTATGGATGCACCACTGCCACCACCGCCGCCACCAATAGCAATTTTGACGACAGGTATAGCGTGAACGTCGGACGCTGGAACGTCCTCGCCGCACATTGTGAATTGCCCACCGTCATCTTGCTCGATGGTCCAGTCGCCAACGACGGGTTGCCATTTATCGCCAGCAGTTGCGTCACCTCCAGCACTATACGCCCTGACGATTCGATGCTTTTGCGCGACACCTTGTCGAGTAGGCTCAACCGCATAATGCCAATTAAAAATATATGGCCCAGCTATACCGTCGACGTCGGCAGGCTTATCGACCTGCAAGAATGTCTGCCCGCCTATTGTTTCAGTCCCCACGACCTGCATGCAGGCATAGGGCGGGATAAGATCGCCGGAAATGTTGGTAAACTTTTTAGGTTCCTCGGTAAACTCGGGTCTCCCACGAATCAACGACTGAAGAACACCAGGAGCAAGCAGGCCGCTCGACTTGAGTTGCCTATACGCCGCTAGAAGTTCCTTCGCCGTCTCTTTAGTAAAGACACCAATGTCAGCCATTTAATCCTCTAGGCAGTTGACGAGAACCTTGCACGCGGCAGTGTTGGCCTTGAGGTAAAGCGTCAATGCTGGGTTGGTGCGGAAGATAGCGAACTCGCCCGCCTCCAATCGACCACCATAAACGCCAGTCGAAAAGCCCCACTCAACATAGTTGGTCGTGTCGAGATTTTCCATAATGAGCCAGCCCTCAGTGGTTAGCTCTGTGAATGCTGTAGACTCCTCTGTGGTGCCAATGCTTAGATAACCTGGCGTTGGTCCACCGATAGCGGCTTGCGTAAATTGCTTGGTGGAAATCACGCGATCAAAATAAGGAACGCCAGAAGCGTTGACGACTTTTAAGCGTCCGCTGACGCTGATTTCATTGGCCATTTTAGATCAATCCTAATGCTGCGTATGGAAGTGGTTGGTATCGTTTGAACTCTAGCCAGTGTGCGTTGTCCGAATCGGTTTCTTCCGTGCCGTCCGCTTTCAATAGCACAGGCTTTGTAGTTGGCTCGCCGTAGTCATCAGTTGCCCGAACAACATTGCCATCGACCTTGACGTAAAAGCCCTCGTGCCTAACTCTCGCATACCAAGCCTTTTCGGCGGTCGTGTTATACGGATAGCGAAACTGAACTTTGGCGTTTACTTTCCAATATGTGTACGAGCCATTTTCCGATACTTGGTTAGATGCGGAAAACCCAACGAGCCTGGCTGTACCGGCTGGATAGCCTGCGAATGCGTCTGAGTTGACTGAGTGCCGATACTGATGCGTAAGCCAAGGAGAAAATAACAAATAGTTGCGAGTGATCGTTAGCGTCTGATCGGCGATGTCCATCGTAACGCCTTGGATGGGCTCATCGTTGGCAGTGACAATCGGATTACCGTCCCAGTCTTCGTCAATGGCTTCGCTCGTTGTACTATCGCTCCAGGTGTATTCCGGTAGCTTGTTTTCTGGTGGATCGTCAAAACCGTTAGGACCGACCTCGCCGTCATACTGAATCATGACGATGGAAAATATCGGGCCGAGCTTAGACACCGGACCAACCGAAGTACATGGTACGAACGTGTCTGGATAGAAATCGCGAACCTGTGGCAGTCCTGGTGCGTTGAGTATTTCCAGCTCAGTCGCGTCGGCAGAGTGAACGACCTGCCAGCCTTCGGTAAATGACAGACTGAACGTCTTGCCATCCGAGCTGCTTCCCTGGCTCGATGTGCGTGACCAGCCTTTTTCCACGCTGACTATGCTCATTCTACGATCTCCAGCGTTTGCGTTGCCATACCTGGATTTTTCATAGTCAGTTTGCTAATCTCGTTTTTAACTTCTTCCAGCTTGTCAGCGGTCTTCTTGGTGTTGTCCACGATCTGTTTTTGCTGGTCGTCACCTGGGCCGCGAGTGAGTAGGCGAGACTGCGAACCGGACAGGCTAGTCTCGGCGTTCAGTCGCTTAGCTCGTGCTAGCTCTTCTTCCTTTAGCTTTTCTTCCAGGTTTTCCCGCTGGCTCATTAGCCGCTGCATGTCTTGCTCGGCTTTCTGGTTGGCTCGCTCCCTTGCGTCGGCAGCCTTCTTTTCTTCTTCGGCAGCTTGCTTGATCGCATCGATTTGCTTTAGCAGTTGCTCTGCCTGTCCTCTGTCCTCGGCTGTGGTATTTCTGGCTGCCGTGATCGCGAGTACCTCTTCCTTGGTCGCCTTGAGTAATTCCAACTCTTCTTTGAGCGTTTGAATGTAGGCGTCTGACTTTTCGCTTGCCGCTGCTGCTAGCTTGCGTTCCCCTGTTAATTTCTTTTCTTCATCCAGCAGGTCACGAACTGCCGTTTGCTGATCTTGGAGTCTATGGAAATTATCAAGTTCTAGCTGCCTGCGTTTTTCTAAGTCCTCGATCTGTGACTTTGATGCACCGCTTACATATTGATCCCACAGGCTGGCGCTTTCAGCCAACACTTGCTGCTGAGTAGCCAGTTGTTGATAACGCTGGCCAGAAACCGCTAGCTCTTTGTTAAGTTCAGCTAGCTTCGCGAGTTGCTTTTCGTTTTGCTCTTCCGCAGTTCCTATCTGCAGTTCTTCCATGTCCTTGGCATGTCGGCGAGATTGTGCGGTTGCAAAGCCTTGTGCCGCATCATCCATTGCCGCGAATGCTTCTCGCATGCGTTTTTCTGCGCCATCGATGTCAAATACCATCTTGGCTATTGCGGTAGATACCTGATAGGTAATGACAGCGGCCACACCAACAAGACCAGCCTTAAACGCCATAGCCCCGGCACCACCTACCTTCTGAACCTCAGAAAATTGTGATACCTTTTCTGTAAGTCCAGCTAGCTGCCCTGCGTAGCTTCCGATTTCAGTTCCGCCGAGAGAGTTAGCTAGCGTGCCAATAAACTCGGTGGAGGCTTTAGCACGACCACCAACTTCTTTAATGCCTTTGATGTTGTTCTCGATGGCCTTGGCAGCAGCTTCGATCTTCTTTGACGCCAAGTCTTCGGCATCGATTATGACAGTCGCGGCTTCGCTAGGCATCTATTTTTCAGCTTTGATAGCTGCCTCCTCAGACTCTAAAAAACGCGAAGCATTGATAAACCACGCTGACTGATCCAGCACACCACCAGCTACGGGAGGCAACCCTTTCCCGAATAATTCTGTCATCGTGACCACATTAGCAACCGACCTGCAAAACCTGTTCGGGCATCCGTCTAGTTCCAGCGTTCCTTCGTTGCACTCTGGACATCCCTGGCCATTGCAGCAGGGACATTCGATCTCATTGCCTTCCTTATCACTACACTCGAAGTCTGTGCAGTATTTACACAGTTTGCCGTGACGAATCAGGGCTGCGACTCTGAGCTTTTTTTTTCTTCTGGTTGTACATGCTGGTTAGCGAGTATCTTCCGCAGCAGTTCGCGAGCCTCGCCGTGAGTTAAAAACTCCTGTACATCACAGCCAAACTCGAACTGACCCATATTCTTCCAGCCGACCAAATACTTGCTCAGCAGCTCGCACGTCGCCTGAAATATCTCTTTCGTAGTGTCCTTCTTGATCGATTCGTCGAGACCATCCGACAGACGTTCTTGCTCTCGCATCGATAACGAGGTCACAAAGAACGTCGGCCTCAATTCTTCCGGCTTGTCTTTATCGATGTCGAGAACGACTGGAAACTTTTGGTTTGGTTCTAAAAACGCTGGCATGTGTTACGTGGCTGCTGTGAATGTTATTGAAAGTTCTTGGTCGTGGGTCGCACCGTTTTTATTGCACTGGAACTCAATAGTATCTGTGACCATCCGCCCGCGATCCGCTTCCTGGTTGTTGATGATCTGTGCCTTAGGAGCGTCGAAGCTTAATACCGAGTTGCCTGGACCGCCTACGTCAAGCTCTAGTGCGTATTCGGTCTGAGCTAACCATGCTGCCCAGCGGTCTTGCGTTGCGACTGTCGCGGCTTCTGGATCAATTGAGATAGTGGGAACTCGATTAACAACGATAGCTGCAATGTAGCCCTCCTCAGTCGTCGGGCATTCCCGCATAACGACTTCGTTGTTTGCGTTGACCGTGGCACTCGAAATGCAGAGATTAACGTCATTCCACTCAGCCAAGCCTCCAGCGAATCGCATGGGCTTGTCGGTCGGATAGGTCGGGGTAATCAGAGCGACATCGGTGGGACTCACGAAAACGCCTGTAAACGTCCAGTCGATGTAGCCAGCTTTTCCAGTCGGCAACGTGGCTACAAAAGTCCCCATTGCCCCGCGTATCGACTTGAACACGCCATCGACATAACAGCCGATAGTCAGCGTCTTGACGTTGCTGCCTGGTGCCTCGCTGCGTGGAGTGTAGACTTGTCCAGACTTTACCCAACCGCAGGCAGGAAAGAACGTATCGGCCCACGCTGGCTCTGTGGCTGTACCGTCCCATTCAAGCATTGTGCGGAAAGTCGCAGTTCCAATGTAGCCACCAGGAACGCTAGACAGATAACCGAACCCGCCTTGCCCTTCGCGTTGTTCCATCTCAATAGTCGGCTGGATCATCGCGTTGTAAACATTGAACGCACCATCGGAAGCCGATAAAGCTTCAGCGGTTCCAATGGTCCCCTCGATCTTGGCTGCGAGAACTCGCTTGCGTTTCAGTAGTGGCATCTTATATAGTTCCTGCTTTTTTCAGTTCCAAGAATCGAATACGGTTGTTAATCTCTTTCAGAAGTGCGGCTTCTGTTTCCTTAGCAGTCGGCTGGATCATTTTCCCAACTACAAACACGCCCCACGCCGATGGTCCCCTCAGTCCCCTAAGTGGCCCTCGCTCTTTTGTTTTTCTACGATGAGCACGACCGCCCCAGCGACCAACCTCAAACGCACCCTTCGCAATCCGTCTTGGTCCTTTTTTCATAACCTTGTAGGACACGCCTTCGTCAGTTTGTTTTGTGTCAGTGAAGCTGACTAGATTAAACCTCTTGTCTTTGCTTACCTCTACTCTTGCCGATATGTCGTTAGTGGATGCCCCTCGCGTTATTTTTACGCCACGCTTAGATATCTTTTGCTTCAGGTTTAACACTGAGGAAAGTTGCCTAGCTATTCCTGACTGGGTTTTCTTTGCCGTTTTATTGACGGCTATTACCAACTCTTTCCGCAGGTTTCTCCCAGTCCCCTCAATCGCCGTCTTGACCCTCGCAATGTCGCCATTGGCTATCCTGACGCTCATCATGCTCTCACCTCGAACGGGTTGTTTTCACTGACCCTGTAAGTGATGAGGAGCGGGACATTCACGCCGTCATAGCTTCCGTCTGAATCAATGTTCTCGTGAGGCTGCCATTCTGCGTTGACCGCCAAGTTTTCCATTGTGTGCCACGGATATGTCAGTTCTGTCTCGTCACACACAACCCGCACAACTTCTGCGGCCATTACGTTTATGTACTCGTCAACCGGAGTCGTATCGCGTTCACTCGGCATCACACGACAACGGATGTTGAAGACAATGCGATAGGCAGTCGCTGGCGGATTGCCTGGACAACCCAGCTCCTCGTCGACCTCTGGCGAGCCTTGCGTCAATACAATCTGTAAGTTCTTAGGAGTGCCGACATCGAGCCGAGTTGGCCTGATAACCTCGGAGGCAATGAAGTAATCTGAGTAGCCAGCAGCAAGCAAGCTGAGCCTATCAAACAGCTCGCTTGCTATGCGTTCGACTACTGGTCTTACTTCTGTTACCGGCATTCAAGCACAAGCATTCCGTGGTCTTGCGTTTGCAAATATGTAATCGTCCTACGTGCTGCGTCCTGACCGTCTCTAGGCGGCAATGCGATCTGATCGCCACCTAGATTTAACTCTGTCGAACTGATTCCTAACGTGTCGTCATTCACTACATGGATTTGCCATACTGGCGAGTTCGTGTCGTCGTCCAGGCTTTGAAACTGCTCGCGAAAGACAACTGCGTTTATCGTCCGAGGCGTAGGCACCGACTCCCCAAACTTCTGCTTGGGGTAGTAGGTGATTTCCTCGGCGAAGTCGCTAGTCGATGTGAACACCGAGCTGGCGTCAGTAGTAATCATGTCGCGCAGCGTCAAGGTTTAGGCTCGCTTCGATACGATCTTGATGTAGTCAATCGTCACGCTGTCCACGTTTGCGTCTGCAGTCTTTTGCAGTTGGCAGTATGGCTGCAGGCCTGCGGTGTATCCGCTCATATCGAACGTGGTGGACGCAGCGACGCGAACACCATCAATGTAGAACTTGACATCGCTCTTGCCGCCGCAGAAGTCAATGACAAACTTCTTGTAGGTTCCGCTCGTGAAGCTTGCACCCGTCGACTTGTCATCGAGGTCTGTTACTGCGTCGTCTGACTCGACGACAATTGCATTACTGCCAATAGCTCGGAAGCTAGCGTGGGCAGCAAGCGAGTCAATTGCATCAGCACGAGCCGAACACATCCCAAACGCAACAGACGTTGCGGAGTCAAGGGTTCCGCCGACTTCGGCTGTCACCTTAACTCGAAACTCAACTCGCTGTAGAAGATCGATGTCCCAGTTCAAAACATCAGACTGAAACAGACAGACGTTCTGAATTTCACCCTGGGAATCAAACGCCAGTGTCGCTTCTCCATTGATTCCGCCGACAGTGTAGGTCGGAGTTCCTGCCGAAGAAACGTCATTGATGTCCCATCGGTCGCTGTTTGTCGGCGAAGCGGTCAGCGTTTGCGGGCCGAGGAAGTCTTCATAAAACTCTAGGAAATCTTGTACACCAGCCATCTGTGTGATCTTTCATCTGAAAACAACGGTCATCGCATTCCGCTACGTTGTGGAGTGCAAAAGGGTGCCGGTCTTTCCCGGCTGTCAACTCAATTCTTAAACGGGAGCAGCCACCCGTGTGTTGTCAGTTGCTATCACGCACTGTTTCGGAACAGACCACGCCAATCGATTGCTTTGACTCCGAAAGTCTGGCGAATCTTGTACTTGTAGCAGTCCTTATCGAAGTCCCATTCGCTTTCGAGAACTGGCGACTCTTCACCGCTCAGGAATGAAATTTCAACGGTATCGATTTGCGCAGGATCGGCAGCCATGTACCAAACGGTCGCACTAGCTGCATCAAGCTGAGGCTCGCCGATAACGGTGATGTTGCGAGGACCACCAGGGCCGTAAATGTTCTTGACGCCCTCGTTGTTGTTGGCCGCGTTGTAGCTGATCGAATTGACCAGTTCCAAAGCCGTGGCTTCATAAGCAACAGGGACGATCAAGTAACGTGGGATGATGTTGAGAATGGCCGAACTGTTGAGGCCAGTCTGCTTGCGCATCGCTAAAAATGCTGCGTTGAGAGTTGTTACACTTGGAGCAGCAGCAGCTCCAGTCGTGTTAGAACCGGAAGCGTGAGCACCGAACAGTGCAACACCATCGCCCATAGTTGGGTTGCTGGTCAGGACCTCGTACACCTTTTTGTTTTGTGTACGTCGTGCTGCGTTGCCGTGCATTGCAGGAATGCGGCTGATCGCGTCGAGGTCGTCGTTTACAACTGTTTCCCACGTGACAGTAAACACCTTACCGAACTTTTCGACCTTGTAAGACTCCTTAGAGTCCGTCATCACACCCTCGTGGTATTCGGTATTTTCAGGAACGATCTCCAAATCAGGAGACTCGCTGAACCGAATGCGGTTGATGTTCTTGAAGTCATCAACTGATCCAGCTTGGCGTGCCCACAGGTTCCATGTGTATGGTGCCTCTTCGTAGCCAGCCAGCAGCGTTTTGTTCGACGCATCAAGCAACAAGTTGGCAAAGCTGCCAGTTGTGTGGTAGGCCGGATCACTACGAGAAATGTTCAATCTGGCTAGCGCTTTGGGATCGCCAATAGCTGCTCGAGCGATATCCGGCGAGCTGTGACGATCGGTGTTGACGCCCGCACGCTGCATAAATTTTTCGGCCATACGCAGCAAGCTCATGCGGCTAAAGTCCTGCGAGCCTTCTGCAGGCTTTTCGCCTTCAAACAGTTTTCGGTGGACTCGTGAGGATGTTTGTGCCCGCATGAGCAATCCGTCTCGAGCTGCCTCGAAATACTTGTCATCGGACGACTTGGTAACGCGAACCGCGTCTCCGTCGACCGAACGTCCTAGCGGTTGAGTTGCCATCTTTTCGATGATCCTTTGTTTAGCCACATCGACGCTAACGCCTGCGTCACACAGTTGGTCAGCGAAAGCGCGTTCTACTTTCGCAAGCTTGCACGTTGCCTGTATTTCATTGCGACGCTTTTGGTCTGCTTCCAAAGCTCGCTTAATCTTGCCTTCAATCGCCGCTCGGGCTGTTGCCTCGACGACTGGCTTTTCTTCGTCTTCCATCTTTTCAACAACCTCTTCCTCGACGGGTGCCACTTCCTCGGCTGGCTTCTCTTCTTCCATTGATTCAACCGCTTCGGCTGGTGCCGACTCGCCACCAAGCTTGCCAACAACCCAAGCTAAAACCTGGTTTGGATCTTCCATTCCATCGGGAAGTCCCATTGCTTTGAGTTGCTCCAATAATGCTGGGTCCACTGTTCTTTTCCTTTGCTTAAGGTCTACATAAGACCGACGCACCGTCGATCGTGAATCGGCCCCCGTGGCCACTAGGCTGGCATCTAATGCCGTCCAGTTCGTGATGACATTGGCAGGACCGATGACCTCGGTGCCTCGCGATGTCGTGTATCGTTGACCGCTCCGAAGCTCTAGCACCTCGTTAGGCTGTGCGGTAATGGAAAAATCTGTGATGTGGCCTTCGAGCAGTTTCGTGTAGGCTCGCTGCGACTCGTCGTCGCTGGCGAAGTAAGCCACGCCACCAAACTCGTCACCATCGATAGTCAGATTGCGTAAGCTGCCTAGTACGTTGCGGACGGTCGTTGTGTCGTGGCTGTCTACAATTGGGATTTGCGTGGCACCTGGACGCATCTGCATACCGTCCATCACGAGGACCTCAGAGACGACTTCGCCCCTGCGTTCGTCCCAACGGTCGATTGGATTTTCCGTCGCTGTGACCACGCGAACAGATCGCTGTGCCGAGTCTGCAGATGGCGACTTAACCGACAGTGACCGCATGGCAAGTGCGTCTGTTTTTAGCGGAGGTAGCTTGCCTTTCTTACGCATTGGCGGGCTCCTCTTCTGCTGGTAGCGGATTGTCGACAGTACCGTCCGAAACGTCGGCAATGATTGCGTCGATGTTCTTTTGGCTCATGCCGATCATGGAGAGTTGAGCCTCGGCTAACGCCGTCGACATCGAGCCATCAGCTAGACCGTTAAGTACATCCGTCAGGGCTTTGCGGTTGCGATTCCACTGCAAGCGGCTTAGTCCCATCCATTCACCACTGCCGCTTTCCTCAGCCGCAACGATGTCATCCGCTGGCGTTGTAGAACCAGTCTGAGCGGCCATCATCTGTGCCGCTTTCTCAGCCTCAGTCAGCAATCCCAGCTTGATCCGCAAGCGATCTTCTTTGGCCCGCTGGTAGAACTTGGCACGCCACGAACCACCGCGACTACCAATCTCGTCTTGGTACGTCGACATAAAGTTTTCGATTGAAGACAGTGCAGCGGTCTGCTCGCTGGACGGGTCGACCCACTCCTGCTCAGGCAACTGCCATTCGACGGGAGCCACGCCACGGCGATCTTCTAGCAGTTCTGCGGATGTAGGAAACCCCTCGGCGTCAACACGAGCCGCAGCGTCACAGAATCGATCCCAGACCGGAAAGCAGAAGTGATGAACGATATAGTTCTGGCCACGCTTGTAACGCGGGCGGTCTTCTAGTTTGCTCGTGCGTGAACTGCTGTAGCTAGTCTTTGAAAAGTCTTTCGCGATGGCTTCGTAGTTCGTGCCTGTCCCAGCACAAATACCGCGAAGCATAAGATTTATCCAAGGCTCGCTAGCCGAGTTCGGACGACCTGGATTGATCGACTCGACGGACTCACCAGGACGCAATCGAACGACCATTGCTGGCTCTAAATACTCCAGGCTGTTACCGTTGTCGTCGGTAGTATCTTCGCCACTGGGAGCCATAAGATTGCCGACTGGCATGTCAGACTTAATGGCCACACCAAAACAGCTTGCCACAGCCGAAGCTTGAATCTCGTTATCAACATAAACACCAAGATCACGCATCCAAGACATGATCGGAGCAAACCAAGTAACGCCACGAGTCTGGCCGACGCGATCCTTGCGATAAAGATGAATGACCTCAGATGCCGGTATCCGTTCCGGCACTTGGTTCATCACAGCGTAAGGACTGTTTGGATGCTGCGGATAAATCCAGTAGGCAACCGGCTTACCCTTTTCGTCAACCTCAACGCCCCGAATAACGCTATTGCCATCGCCTCGGGCCGGTCGCGTCTTAAATGTGTCGCGCTCAAGTGAAAGGCGGTCGGCCTCGATCATCTCCAGAGCCAAAGGAACAGGCCGAGCGATGCCTTTGTACTCCTTGCTTGGCGTATTGATGACGCGAATGAGCACTTCGCCTGCTTCGACAATTTCCCGCTGGGCGAGAATCTGAATTTCGGCAAACGTCAATTCACCATTGATGTCTGCGACTTCGCACCATTGCGACCACAGCTTATCCCTAGCGTCGTTTACGTCTTCAACGTCTTCGCCGTCTGGCGTTTCATAGGTCGATTGTGCTGTAATGCCGTCGCCAATGATGTTAGAGACAATGGTGTCTACGACATTCCAGGCATAGGCGTTGTCACGAACTAAAGCACGAGCCCAGGCACGTAACGCATCAGCACCAAATGGCCCCATCAGTTCTTGATCGGCAGCTAGGTTGCGTGGCTTCTTGTGATTCGTCAGGCGATTGGCTTCGGCTCCTTGATAGGCACGCTTGAACAACTGCCTAGCTTGTGCTCGTCGCAGTCCTGCTCGTGGGGAGAAGTAGCCAATAACCTTGTCGAGAATGTTCATCGGCGTCTCCCTAGTTTTCCAAGGGAAAATGCACCGGAACCAGATGAACGACTGACCTCTATCTGAAGCATTCGCCGCTCTTCCATCAGCGACTTAAGATCGAGCTTCGTGACAGATCGAGAGCCAATAGAGTACGAACTAGCTCCGCCCGTAAGTAGAGCTGAGATAGCCGCTTCGATCTGCGATAGTAAAGTCGCTGGGTCCATGCGTTTAGGATCGCATGTTCCAGCAATAGGGCTACACTAAGAAGCCCAAGTGTACCATGACGCTGGTACACTTAATCAGAAAACTGCGACCATGTGTTACCGCAGTATCCGCACTTGCAATATCTGACTTTGCCTCGCGTGTGATAAACAAAGCTATAGTTCTTTGTTTTGTCCTCACGCAGCGACGTGCAGGCGGAACAATGCCTAGGCTCAAATCCCCGAGGCTTGGCGATGATCACCGCCTCCTCGGTTCTAACGTCGGGTTGTCGCTCGATTCGATCATCTTGTCTACGCTTCCTGCTCATTGTACTTGACCTCATGCTACCTCCGTTTAGGAACCCAACCGCCTGGCCGCGATCTGAACCGAGTGCTACCGTGCTGCCTCGGGTTTGCCGACTTACGTGGCTTAGGCTTGTCAACGTCAACATGCCTAGCTTCAACCGATACTTCAGGACCACCAATCAATTTGATACCACATACCTCGGATGCAGCCGCCGCCATGTAGGTAGCGTCGAGCCAGTGGTTGTTTTCGTTCTTGACGCTCCAGTAAGTCTTGACTCCCTTACCTTCTTTGAACTCGGTTAGCAACTCTTCTGCTGCAATATGCTTTGCGTAGCTGCCGTGCTTCTCGTAGCCGTCCAATTCAAACAGCGACAGCGATCCACGCCGTAGCATGTTATTTTCGTCCATCGGTGGCGTGAGAAATCGCTCATGCACAAACTGTTTCCAGTGGCTAGTATCTAGCTCATAAAGCCAGATATTTTCATTAGCGAATCGCTGAGCGTGCAAGTTAGCCGATGCGATACAATTGGCCGTCGATTGCTTGCGTGGGTAGTACGGGTTTAGGCCTTTCGACGGATGGAACACTCCACCTGCCTGTCGGCAAAACTCATAGGCAGCAGTGGTAAACGTGCCTGAATCCACTAAGCAAAAGTCAATTCGGCGGTTCGTTCCGGTTTGGTCGGTGAACAGCTTAGCCATCAATTCATCACGCCAGTTGAGCAACGCCCGATAGATCATTGGCTCGCTGGCTTCGTTATCCTGTGCCTTGTCGGTTCCTGTGACCTCAGCAACGCCGTAATCAACCACGCAGCCACCGCCGCCTGTCCACCACGCCACCACGACCCAGTGACATCGATACTTGCCGAGGTCAATAGCAGCCGTTAAAGCCAGCGTGCTAGCTGGTAGCTGCCTGCGTGCTAGGCCACTCAGGCGAGTAGCGACTAGATCGGCAGTCAATCCTTGCCCCTGCGGTCCAGTAGACACGGGCGGGTCGTTTTGGTATTCGGTAAAGTAGGCGTCTCGGCTTGTGTCTGAAATTGTGTTGTAGGCTTGCTGTATGGCAGAAACTACCATCTGCCGACCGTTGATCTCTATCGGCTTGAAATGCTCGGACAGCATTTTTACGCCTTCATCCATTTGCTTTCGATTAGCCTCGTAATAATCGAGAGCCCTCGTCCCGTGTTCGTCGCCTGCAATTTGATCTTCCCGCCGCTTCTGCATGTACGCTTGCCAAGCATCGTCGTTAGTCGGCCACGAAAGCACCATGCCAAACCGCTTACCGTTATAGCTTGGCCTGATCTTCGGGTCAGTTAAACGTGCCGAAAGACAGTAATTGTTTTGCACCGTCGAAAGCACAACGACTGCTAAATGTTCTTCCTGTGATGCCAAGCCGTTGATGTCTTGATCGAGAATTTGCTCGCGATCCTGAATTTGCATCGTGCTCTTGGCACTCTCTCGTGTTTCTGGGTCGTCGACCAATACAAAGTCTGGCCTGTCGCCATCGATGTTGGCACCACGAAAAGCAGCGTCTAAACCGTAGTACGCCATCTTGACGCCACCATATGGCGAGCCTGGCACATGCGGCAAACTAACGTAGTCATCGGTCCAGACTATTTGCGTCAATCTTCCATCTACGTGCTGCTTGGCTGCACGCAGTGGAGCACCAGATAGCTCACGTATCGGGTGGCATATTTCTGGAAAGTCCTCATATAGCAAATCGTTTGTTGCCAACTTCTTTTTGAAGTCTTTATAGAGACGCTTAGCTAGCGGCGTTGTTGCTGCAACCGGCAAGATAAACCGCACGAGCTGGCTGCAAACCAAGTAAACAAGCAATCCCTTGACGATCTCGCTTTTACCGCGTCCGCGTGGTGCTGCGACCGCCTGCTTTCCGCCGTTTTTTGCTCGACTGACAATCGTGTCAATGATAAATAAGTGATCCTCGCCAAACTCTAATCTGTAGCGATCTGCGAAATATGTGCGAAGAAACAACGCTGGATCAGCTAAGCAGCGTTTACGACGCTCTGGGTTGACACACGCTGGAATGATAATGCGAGCCGATTCTGACCGGTCATCTCGCTTTCGCTGAATGTCCTTGTCACGCTCAGTCTTCGTCGGCATCAACAATGTCTGCATCGCCATCGCCTGCTCCTCCGCTGGCTTGCTCGCCAATCCTTGCAGCAGAAATGTCAATGCCGAATCTATCGGCAAGTTCGATGACCCTGTTCTGAAATTCATCTAATGCCTTGTGTTCATCCCTTTGGTTCTGTGCTTCCATGTGTCGAGATTCGGCAATAGCCTTCAATGCGATTTCGTCATCGCCCTCTTCGATCACAGTCCGCAGACGCGAAACGATCAAATCTCGAAAACTATCGTCAATCTCCCATCGTCGCTTGCGTGCCACCTGCAAAAGCCTTATGTCGTCGTGCCACTTGCTACGATCAAGCAGCAATCGCCCCTTCCCCGTTTCATTCATACGCCGGAATTTATTTTAGAAAAATCGA